CTCCGCGGGAAGCCGGTGTACTCGATGTTCAACAAGGACCTCCATGTGTCGAAGGTCCCCCTCGCCTACAACCCGCACCTGCCGCTGTTGATGGGCTTCGACGCGGGGCTGACCCCCGCGGCGATACTCGGGCAGCAGGATAGCTACGGCAGGGTTCTCGTGTTGCGCGAGCTCACAAGCGCAAACATGGGGGCCACCCGGTTCTGCCGCGAGAAACTGAAGCCGCTGCTGCGCCGGGACTTTGACGGCGCGAGCCTGATGGTCATAGCGGACCCTGCGACGAAACACCGCGCAGAGACCGACGAGCGGTCAGTGGCGAGCGTGCTCGAAACGGAGCTTGGCGTACACGTTAAGCCGGCGTTCAGCAACACCCTCGCGGATCGGCTGGGGGCCGTTGAGGAGTACCTGACTCGGTTGACGGAGGCGGGGCCGGCGTACTTGCTCGACCCGTCGTGCAAGGTGCTGATCAGCGGGTATACTTCTGGGTACCGGTACCCAGTGAGCACCAAGGGCAGGGTGGGGGACTCCCCTGAGAAGAACGACTACTCCCACCCCCACGACGCAAACCAGTACCTGTGTATGGGGTTCTCCAGGGAAGCCCAACGCGAAGCGCGGCGCAAAAAGAGCGGCGTCACGATACCCATTTTCAGTAACCCGTACGTCTAGGGGGCACCATGCCGCAAGCACAGCCAACAGGGCCAGTATCAGATCAGCCTCTACCGATCGACGACGTTGCGTTGAAGTCGCTTGGCGAGCGCCTGCTGCGCCGGTTCGAGCAGTACAAGAAAGACCGCAAGGAGACCGAGCAACAGTGGATGCGTAACCTCCGGCAGTACCTCGGGAAGTACGACCCGGAGATGTTGTCGAAGTTGGACCCCGGTCGCTCCGTCGCGTACCCGAAGATGACGCGTGTCAAAGTGGTGAGCATGGTATCCCGCTTGATGTCGCTGCTGTTTCCGACCTCCGAAAAAAACTGGGGGCTCAGCGCCAGCAAGTCGCCTACCTTCTCTGCGGAGGTGGTGCAGCAGATACTCGGCGTGTGGGCAGAGACGCACCCAGGGGAGAACATCACCAAGAAGGAACTCACCCGGGCGATGAAGAAGGCCGCCGACATCATGGCGGAAAAGATGGAGGCGGAGATTGACGACCAGTTGATGGACATCGGCGGGTCGTCGTCGCTCGACTACGTCGCGCTCGTCCGCAAGGTGGTCTTCTCCGCGGTGCTGTACGGGCCTGGGGTACTGAAAGGCCCGATGACGGTAACCAGGATGCAGGGGGTATACGACATTACCCCATCGGGGGTGACAATAACAAAGGAAGAGGTGCTGCGCCCGTACTACGAGTACGTGCTGTGTTGGGACTACTACCCCGACCTGTCTGCGAAGTCCTTCCAGCAGATGGACGGGCAGTACCAACGGCACGTGTTTGGGAAGCACCAACTGAGGAAGCTCGCGGACCGACATGACTTTATCGGCCCGCGCATCCGCGAGTACATTTCTCGGCACTCGCAGGGAAACTACAAGCAGGCGGAGCACGAGGCGGACCTACGGTCCCTCGGCGGCAGTCCAAACGTGAACGGCAGTGGGTCGAAGTTCGAGGTGATCGAGTACTGGGGATACATCTCTGGAACGGATTTGCGCGCTGCCGGGGTGACGGTCCCAGACAGCGAGTTGTCTGACGAGATTCGGGCCACTGTGTGGATGCTCGACGACGAGGTGATCAAGGCCGCGGCGGACCCGTTCCCCGACGGCGTCCAGATGTACCACACGTTCGTGTTCGAGGAGGACGAAGTCAACTTGATGGGGTCCGGCCTCCCTCCAATCTGCAGGGACAGCCAGCTCGGCGTGTGCTCGTCGACGCGGATGCTCGTCGATAACGCGTCGGTGTGCTGCGGCCCGCAACTTGAGGTCGATACTGACCTGTTGCGCGCGGACCAGGATATGACGGGGGTAAAGCCGTTCAAGGTGTGGTACCGGGAAGGGAACAACGCGGTGGGTACCGGCCCCGCTGTGCGCAACATCGACATCAACAGCCACATCCTGGAGCTGCTGAAGATCATCGACTTGTTCAACGGGTTCGCCGACAAAGAGACCTTCGTGTCTCCAATGACCGGCGGGGACCTGGAGAACAGCCCGAGCGAGCCGATGCGTACTACGAGCGGGGCGTCCATGATCCTCGGCAACGCCGCGCTACCGTTCCGGGACATCGTGCGCAACTTCGACCAGTTCACCATGTCCGTCATCCACTCGCTGGTTGAGTGGAACTGGTTGTTCAACGGCGACGCGGACATGAAGGGTGACCTGCAGCCTGTAGCGCGCGGGGCTACGACGCTAATCGCGAAAGAGGTGCGGGCTATGGCGCTCGACAACCTAGCGGTTACCTTGCGCCCCGACGAGGCGTTGTACATCGACATGAAAGAACTCGTGCGGGCACGAGTTAGCGTACGAGACCTTCCGACGGAGCGGCTGCTGCTGTCCGACGAGGATGTGGATGCTATCAAAGCCGCGCAAGACAATAAACAACAAGCACAAGACGCACTACAAGAGGAGGCGTTGCGTGCTACCATTCGCGGAGAGCTGGCGGATGCTTTCAAGGCGACCACACAGGCGCAGAAGAACCTGGACAACGCAGACGCCACGGTGTTTAACGCGGTAATGGCCGCATTGGAGAAGGGGCTAGACCCGAATGTCGTCAAAGGACTCGCTGAAGGACCTCCGCCCGCAGCTGTACCACAGCCGGCAGACCCAAGAACTGGGGGTGGTACGGGAGTGGTTGCGGCATAGCGTCGAGGAGTTGAAAGAAAGGGCGCTACTGGTATCCCCGGCGGACCTTCCGGCGCTACAAGGGGAAGCGCGGGGGTACAAGCGGCTCCTGCGGACCATAGACGAGCGCCCCCTCAACATTGACTAACCCCTGCACATGAGGTACATAGAGACATGACAACCGAACACGAAGCCTATGACAGCGCCCTCGGGGATGCTTTTGCTTCCCTGGATGGAACGGCCCCCGCGGCTGACCCGGCACCTGCTGCTGACCCGGCCCCCGCTGCTGACCCGGCCCCCGCTGCTGACCCGGCCCCCGCCGCTGACCCGGCTCCCGCCGCTGACCCGGCGCCCGCCGCTGACCCGGCCCCTGCTGCTGACTCGGCGCCTGCTGCTGACTCGGCGCCTGCCGCTGACCCGGCCCCCGCCGCTGACCCGGCCCCCGCCGCGGCCCCCCAGGGGGTGACGTTCGCGGACCAGAAGGCGTTCGCTGCCGCGGTAGCTGCGGCGGTCGAGGCGAACAAGGCCCCCGCTGCGCCGGAACCGCCGGCGCCGGAGGTACCCATCACTGCCGACCAGTTCCTGTCTGCCGAGGAGAAGTCGCTGCTTGCATCCTACGACAAAGAGTGGGGCGAGGTGGCGAAAGCGGAGTCGGTTCGCCGGCGCTCGGAGATGCAGGCAATGCAGGCCCAGACTTACCGCGAACTTGAGAAAGTGCTGGCACCGATCGTGCATACGCTGCGCGAATCGCAGGTACAGGCTCACTTCGCAACCATCCGCAGCGCGCACGCCGACTACGATACGGTAATTCCGGACGTGAAGCAGTGGGTGGAATCGCAGCCGGCGTTTTACCGTCCAGTGATGGAGCGGGTGCTGGCGAACGGGACCGCGAACGAGGTAGTTGAACTCGTCCGTGCGTTCAAACAGGCAACAGGGAAGACGGGTGCAGTGCCAGAAGTACCGGCCTCGTCGGTTCCGCAAGCCACGAGTGCGCCGACGACGCCAGTCGTACGGCAACAACCTTCTTTGAAGGCGGTGCCCCCGCCGGCGGCGGTAGCTGCCACGGCGGCGGTGGTTAGTCAGCGGAGTAACAGCCAGTCGGCTGCGGACCCCAACGACTTCTACGCGGCCCTCAAAGACGCCCTTAGTGCTTAACGGAATGACAAAGAGGTAAATACGTGACTACTGCATATGGTGACATCACGCCGCGCCAAGCGGCTTTCTCGGTTGCGAACCTGCTGAAGCGGGCGCAACCCCTCCTGACGATCGAGCGGTTTGGCCAAGCCTACGTGCTGCCGAAGAACAACACGAAGACCGCCAAGTTCCGCCGGTACTTCCTGGAGAACTCGACGGGCTCGGCTTCGGGCAACGCGGGCAACTACGGCATCCCGTTGGCTACTACCCCCCTGGTCGAAGGCGTCACGCCTGCGGGCAAGAAGCTGGCGTCCAAGGATTACACGGTTCAACTCGAACAGTTCGGCGACTTCGTCGGTTTCACCGACGTCATCATGGACGTCCACGAGGACTTCCCGGCGGTTCTTCGTGAGCTCACGGACATCCTCGGCGAGCAGGCGGCGCAGACCATCGAGACGCTACGCTTCAACGTCCTGAAGGCCGGCACCAACGTGTTCTACGGCAACGGCGTGGCCCGCGCATCGGTAAACACCCCCCTTACCCTGGCTCTGCAGCGGCGCATCACCCGCGCACTCAAGCGCCAGAACGCCATGCCGCACACCAACGTGGTCAAGTCAACGCCCGCCTACGGCACGCAGTCCATCGAGGCGTCGTTCATCG